GTCTTGATTAGTAAAATAATCAGTTATTTGTTGATCAATATAATTTTTAACTTGCGCCGGAGTCATAGTAGATTTTTTAGTATCGTACTTTGCAGTAACATCTAAACTTAAATAGGTGTATTCCGGATCAACAAAAACTGGTTGAATTCCTACCACACCTCTAGGTTTAATAATATCATTTATAATATTATTTTTATCTTGTGTAGTAATAAATGATCCTGATAATGGTTCAATAGAAATGAATACCTTACCATAAATTGGAGGGTCGTTATCTTCACCACCCCAAACAGTAATAGAATTGATGTTTGAATACCTTGCCTTAATCAGTGCAGTGTAGTCATCAGAAGTTACGGCTCTATTTTTTGTGGCATTAAATTTTGGCGCATTTACTCGAATTGAATCTAACGATTGTGCTTCGGCACCACCGGAAGATTCTGTAACATTAATAGTAACAGTTTCTCCAGTGCCCGTAATTGATCCGCCTAGGGCTAGAGATTTTACACCATTAGCCACAGAACCAGAACTAACGTGATATGTAACAAAGATGATGTTACCTGCCTCTAACTGTTTGCCTAAAATTCCATCACCAAATCTAAGTTCGTGAGTTCCGTCTCCAGATTCCTCAATAAAATATACTAACGAATCCGATTTAACGTCTAGGATATTATCTGCTTCAACATACTTTTCAAAAACAACTTCCGATGGACCTTTTTGAATATAAACTTCAACAGTTGTAGTGTCTACATTTTTATTTGCTAACGAAAATGGTCCAGAAAGAGTTGATGAGGTTACGTTAAATGACTGAGATGCTCTTTTACCCTCAACAAACTGTACAGAAAAGGTAAATGTGCCATCTACTCTATCGGCATAGGCATCTTCAGTGACATAAAACGTGTACTGACCGGTATCATTAGACCCTCTAAATTGTGTAGTCTTACTGATTGATGCAATATTACTTGTATATCCCGCAGCTGGCGTAACAGTAATTGTGGCATTTGCCCTAGCTGATCTGGTTGATGTGGGCATATATCCTAGAGATTTCGCGATGGAAACCGCAGATGATCTCTTAATGGCACTATCAATAAACATTTCGTTTGCAAGCATTGTTGCCAATACTGCATTATAATGCGTATTGTATGCTAACAAATCGACAATAGTTGACAATGCAGAACCATCAAAATTGTAATCAGCAAACTCTTCTTGCTGAGACAAGAATAGTTTTAAGTTTGCCTTGATGGTATCGAAATTTAAATCAGATACATTTAGTTGTGCCATATTATCTGCTTCTACTTAAAATTGTTGTTACTTTTAGTAAGTCCGGTATACCAAAAACATAAAACGACACGGTTACAGAAAATGCATTATCATCATATAATGGAACAACTTCCACGACATGCTCACGAACCCTAGGCTCATACTGATTAATCAACAATTCTACTTGAAGTTGTATTGCGTTTCCTGTAATCTGATCTAAATTTTCAAAGAGCAACTTATAAATGGGAGATCCCAAATTTGGTTGAAACGGTCTTTCATAATATTGAGTTAATATTAAATTTCTTAAAGACTGCTTTACCGCGTTAACATCATACTTTTTTGCCACATCCCCACTAACTGGGTTTGCAGTAAAACTCAGATCGATGTCCGAATATATTTTGGTTTTAATCTTCGTAGCCATGCTCTATTTATGTACCTTTTTACGCTCTTAGTCCAGGAAGTTGTACAAATCCTTGCATATTTGCGGAAACTCCGCTTCTTACGGTACTATCGTTATACATGGTAAACTTCTGATATCTTGGTTGATATGTTGGTGGATAGTACACCCCGATATGCACCCAAGGATTATTAGTTCTTCTGGCAGGAGCAAATTCTAAAATAATCTGGTCGTGCGGAATATTGAGTCTTGCAATCTTTTCCGCAGCCTGAATAGTTCTAGCTTGGCTATAACCACAACCAATAAACTGCAAGTCTGCGGCTAATCCAGACAAGTGGGCAGAGGTTGATGATCCGCCTCTAGGAACATCATTTCTATAACAGCTACTTACCACAAGTTGTGGTCCAAATTCTCTTCTAATTGGATCCAAACACAGTACAGCAAGTTCTCTTAGATTGCGAATAATGTCAAATGGACCATAAGTTTTTCCATTAGGATATCTTATTGTAGTAAGTCTCTTGCCTTTAGTAAGATCCTTCAATTTGAAATATTTCGAAATTTGGAAATTACCGTAAGAGTTTGGATCTCCCTGCGTTGGTAATGGAGGCAAAGGATGGCCGTCCATGTCAACGTTTGTGGGTCTTACTCCAGGTCTACTATTAAACGGACCAGCTTCTGCGCCTGGTGTATAGTTTTGATCCGATTCTGGATAACTACTATCTCCTGATGGATTTGAATTGTTCATACAATTTGGATCATCCATTACGGCAGAACCGGACTCTGAAATATCGCCGCCATCGTTTGCCATACCAGGGGCTGCGCCATCGTGTGCGTTTGATCCGCCGCTGCCACCTGAAGATTGACCGCCGCCTCTGCCAGAAGATTGTCCTCCGGCAATACCTTCTGAGACTGGCGCTGCGGCTATTGACACTGGACTATCAACTGGTACCGTAACTGCCTGTTCCGCAACAACAGCAAGTTCTGGCTCGCTTGCTGGATCCGCAGAGTTTGCAGATGCCGCGGCCGTAGCTGAAGCTGGAGAAACTGGACTTGCACTACCTTTAATGTTTGTTGTGTCGTCAGTTGAATTATGAGTACCTTTAAGGTTTGTTGTTGTCGCATTAAGTGTAGATACGTCAATAGTCGGCGCACTAAATTTAGACGATGCGACTTCTGGTGCCTTAAGATTAATGTTACCCGCACCCTCAACATTTACCGCTGCACCAGACTTGACGTTTGTGGCTGCCGCTGAATTGACGTTTACCGCATTTGCAGACTTAACGTTGATTGAATCCGTAGCTTCCGCATTAATAACATTCGCAGACTTGATGTTTGTAGCAGCCAGAGATTCTGTATTGACAGATCCGCCAGCCTTGACATTTGTATTACCTAGAGACTCAATATTAGTATGAGTTCCAGATTTAGAGTTGATAGTTTTTGCTGCCTTAAGTAATGCGTCTCCGTCTGTAGAAGTATTAATGTCTCCCACAGATGTTAGATATGTTTTACCAGCAACCTTGGTATGATGATCGCCCTTTGTGGTTACCTTATATCCAGAAGACGCTATTTGATTGATAGTTCCATCAACATTTGTATTGAAGTTTGATGGAGTATGCATCTCAATATTACCCTTATTTTCTAAGGAAAACACACCCTCATTTCGCATAAAGATTCCATTACCTGCGGCAATCGACAATGCGCCACCAACATTCAAGTTAAAGTCATTATGGACATCCATGCTAACTTTACCATTCATGGTAAGATTTGCATTACCCATGACAATAATATTGCACTCGCCACCAACATGAACTGATGCTTTACCTTCAATTGAAATGTATCCATCGTTATCGACAATCGTATATCCATCGCCGACAATACGAGTTACTTTTGTTCCATCTGGTCCAATCTCATCGAACGTTCCTGATCGATGTGCAAAATGTACACGTTCTGCTCCGGGAGTATCATCCCATTCCATAACGTGGCCTGATTCTGTACCCATAACTTTATTATATGGATATTCTGCTGCATATGGTGAATCTGGTTGTGACCAAGATCCACCATGTCTACCCGCTTTTGGAACATCTCTCCTCTTTGTCGCATTCTTTGCTGCTGGAGATGATCCTTTACCAAGAGTATCATGAACGTCACTTACTGGACTTTTCTGAATATGCTGAGAATTTACACCAACAGCCAGAGGGTTAGTATCTGGTTTATTATTTAAAGATGGTTTTGGATATTGACCACCGGGGTCTTTAAAACCAGCAGTGGGCGATTGTCTATCAGGACGCAAAGTAGATTCATTTGATGGAAGATTGTCTGCGTTCTCTGGAGCACTATTTGTATTAATTGGCGCCGCATCATTTGCTGGGTGGCAAACCACAGAAGAATCGACTCTATTAAGAGTTTCAATTTCGCCAACAATTGGAGGAGAAACTCGCTCGACTGTCTTATCCACAGTGACGAATCCATGTTGATCTTCAGTAATTGTTGTTGTGATTTTAGAACCATCACCATACTTTTCTACGACTGTAGTTACAGTTGATCCATCAGGATTTGCAACACTAGGTTCCTGAGTTGCAACTGGTGTATTATTACTAAAGGTCTTCTTTACTTTTTCTAGATTTGTTGTCCAGTCACCAGGAATAGCTTGTCTGGCGGAATCTAAATCTTTAGAGATTTGGGTGTCTTCACCTGGAGTTTCAGAATCAATTTTAAATTGGTTTAAAGTTTTATACGCATTGTTATTAACTTCAGCTAAAACTAAATCTAATCTTTTATCAGTATTTAATTCCGATATGTATGCTCGAATTTCATCAACTATAGCCGATACAGAGGTGTTATTACTTAATGAAAGATTGTCTTGCTGTGAAGTTAGAACGAATGTATATACTTTATTTCTAAGTCCATATACAATATTATACGAACCGATGGTAACTTCTTTGTTATATACTGCCTGTTTATTTGGATTATTAGCAAGCCTTTCTTGTTTTATAGCTCCATCAATCGCAGCAATAAACAGTTTGTAAGGTAACGTATTGGTTTCTGTCTTTTCAATATTTGCAACAACAGAAATATTAATTCCCTTCACAGAAAGATATGCTACACCACCAGATGCTTGCCACAGATAAGATACCTTAACTGAACCATAAGTCTTTTCAATAGGGTTTGGATCTGTTGGTGGAGTTGATGGTTCGCCACCAGTAATCGCTGCAATTTTTGAACCAGGTAAAACTGGAACAGCTTTAGCAGAATTTGTTCCCGTTGCTGGAAGTTCTGGAATATTTGCTGGCGTCACTGGCAAATAAGAAGAAATTACATTTCCAGTTTCGGACGCCGCTGTAGTTCCTCCTGGCAATGCAGTTGCTAAGGTTGCAGACACATTGTTTGCGGCATCTGCAAGAGTGGCATCAACTGCGCCAAGTGAATTTGCTAATGCACCCTGCGCGTTTCCGGCTATTGACATACCAGAAGTGGAGATGCTGGCTGCTGATCCAGAAACGCTTCTAATTGCCGAGGCACCTAAAGCCTCAGCAGCGGCAACAGCATCTTTAGCTGAAGTTGTTAATGCGGTAAGGTCTGAACCAAGATTTTTTGTAGCCCCACCTACAGTAGAAGATACCATCGAAGAAGCCGCAGAAGTTGCAGAAGACTTCAATGAATCTAAGCTGGCTGTTCCAGGTTTACTTAATAGTTGTGCTTTGTCTGTGCCAACAGAAAGAAGTGCAGAAGATTTTGCTTGGGTAAATGCATCAAGCATTCCTTTTTCCGCACCTGTGCTTTCAATTAATTTCATATTCAAAGCTGGCACAGCAGAACCAACATTACCTAAAGACGATGATGTTTCAGCAAGTTTGTCTGCAATTTTCTTAGGATCTGATTCTCCTTTTATGGCAGCCGCAAGTAATGCAGTAGAACCTGGAGGACATAAACCTCTGCGATTTAACTCGTTGACAACAGCGGTATTAGGATCACAAGCTAATCCCATACCACTCTTCAAAGATTCGCCAATAAAACTTATAGATTCAGGACTGACTTCCCCAGAGGCTTCAATTGCACCAACCGCTGTTCCACATGCCTCAGTTGTCATACTCTCAACAGAATTGGCAAGATCAACAATCTTTTTAGAAATTGCACTTGGACTTTTTAGTTTTGCAGTCTCATCTGCAATTGATCCCAAATTAGGTGAGGCAAGTGCGGATGTTACACTGGTGCCCACTGAACTTAATGAGTCTAATGAATAGCCAGTAACTTCTTTGGTTGCTGCATCTAAACTTTTTACTGGAGATGTAGTTCCACTTAATGCGGAACTAATGCTAGATACTTTGTTTAGGGCAGCCTTTGCTGGAGCAGTTAATGATGCTGAAGCGGCAAGTTGTTTCTTTGCAGAGTCGATTTGTGAAATTTTCGATTTAATAGATTCTGCGGCAATACCAAGTCCAGCATTAAGAATGCTTCCGGTCGATCTTGGAATAATACCAGAACTAACAAGTCCAGAAATTACACCAGGCAAATTTTTATTTGAGATAATATTTGCTAAAGTAGATGATGTATCTAGAAATAATTTTGGACTTACTTGAGTGGTTGGTTTTCTTTCTCCAGGACGAATAATTACATTCTGCGAGGATATCTCTCTAGGAATTTCCGCAACAGAATTCCATCCTAAATCATACCAATACTTGGTATTGATGCCATCGGCGTTTGTTTTGATTGTACCCGATGCATATGAAATAGCGGCATCAGAGTTCTCAATTAGTCCAAGAGATAGTAATCCCGCCAAAGTCTTTTTATCAGTGGAAGTGTTTACTGTCTTTGCATACAATAATTTCTTATAAACATTTTCCATGATATTAAATGCTAACTCATCTTGTAACTTTTCGTCAGTTACAATTTCTGATGCATTTCTAAAAACGCAAGGATATACTGGAGGAATAGGATTATATAAAAAGAAATACTGAATATTATTTGCAGACTCTCTTTTGAAAGGAGCTACATCATAATCCGCACCAGATCTCTCTGAGATTACCTCTGCATATGTTTTGTACCTATCAGCAGGTCCAGATTTTGCTGGATTGCTATTCATTGCAAGTTCCGCCCAATGAAGCACATCTTTAGATATAAACCCAATATCACCTAATTGCGATATTGTAAGTCTATATGCACCGTACTCACCGCGGCTGTGAATTTTCTTAAATAAACTTCTGCTGCCAGATACTGGATATTTTTCTGCTACTGCACCTCTAATAGAATTTAAAATTTTAGCAACATCATCTTTAGTTAGTTTTCCAATAACTGTTTTTTGTTTTGGAAATGATGTGGGTGAAGTAGAATAATTTCTCTGGCTCTGCGCCAAACTTGTTGTTGATAGTACGGCATCAAATGCTTGACCCAAAATTCTTGATGTTCTTGTGTCCAATCCAGCAATCTGCATTGCGCCAGCAGCCATAGAACCAAAATCATTTTTTGATTTTGCTTGTAAAATTTGTGCCGACAATCGCAAGAGTTTTGCTTCATCATTAGTAATTACATTTAAGGATTTCAAATTTGCAATAATCGATGACACGGATCCAGGACGATTGATATTCGTAGAAGCCATACCAATAGCTACGGCTTTTCTTAACTTGTTTCCATCGGATCTACTTAAAATTCCGGATGTTGTTAATCCAGTAACAACATCACCAATTCTAGGTGTCTGTCCTTTTTCTAAAGAATCTGCAATTCTAAGACCACTAGTTAAAGCTCTAGCTTGATTAGTATCGATAACTCTTGCTTGCTGTGCAATCCTAACAATAGCCGTTAAATCGGGGGCTTTACCCGTTTTAATAGTTCTTGTTACAGATGTGATTAATTGTCTAGACTGTAATAGTGACATCACTATGCTCCATATTTCTGCTTATATCTCTGAAATGCTGCATTTCGCTCATCAAGTGCGTTTGTGCCACCATTAACAGCCCTAGTTACTGCGAGAATATCACCCCATTTGTTTCCTCTATCTAGGTATGATTTTTCTCTTTGGAAATACCACAAACATGTTTGCGCGGCAATTTCCTTCGTCTCAACTAATTCTGGTTGAGATACCAAATCTTTACCTATAAATCTTCCTGCTCTATTATAATTGTTTTTCCAAGTTAATTGGACATAACCCCTACCTTTATATTTTGCGCCATCACCGATTTGTGTATTTCCGTTCTGCGCTGCATCTCTTCTACGATCTGGATCGTATCTTCTAAAATAGTCTGGAGGTCCCATTTCTCTTAGTGTTCTAAATCTGTCAGATTCTACATAACATTGAGCCATAATTGCGGCTTTACAAACTGGGCCCCAATTTCTAAATGCTCTAGGACCATTTTGGTCTAAGAATTGTTCCAAGTACGACTCTAATCCTGCGGCATTACCAGACGGAACAACATAGCTTCCTCCACTACTCTGATAATCTCCGCCTGGGTTAGTGGTATCTCCAGAAGTAGGATTACAGTTATTCTCACTTAGTCCACCAGGAACAGCGCCGACTGTCCCAAAAATCATGGGATGTTGAGCGTCTGAGCCGTCAGCAAAAAATCCAATTACCCAAGTTCCAGTAACTACACCATTTGGTGAAGTACCGACACCGCCAACTCCCGCACTGTTGATAGGCATAATGGGCATAGCCCAAGGCAAATCTCCAGTCGGAAGCATCTCGGTATCATCAACGTGATACCCCATAATTCTAACTCTACACCTGCCCATACGAAGTGGATCATCTCTGTCTTCCACAACACCAAACCACCAGTAAAACTGGGCAACATTATCAGTTGTTCTATTATCCATAGCCATATTTTAATTTCCAGTTTGTGTCGTTGGTGGAACAGTAGTTTGTGGCGTAGTTGAGGTAGTATTTGTACCCATCTGCGCTTCAGTAACCAATGCTGTTACCAAAGAATCCTTAGCTATTTCCATGTTCATCGTATGTCTAAGTTTTGTAATTTGATGATGAATTGCAGTTATAATATAAAATCCACTGATGTACTTATCATAGAAATCTTCGTCTCTCATATCAACCGTCTTAGACTTAACGGATGGATATTTAAACTCAACAATTTTACCAACGTGCATATCTGTTCTTCCCGGAACTTGAATGCTTAACTTTAATGTATTTACATCAAGAAATAAACTGTTTCTGTTTTGAACAAACATTTCTGGATGCAAATTCATAAGTTTGTCATCTTTATTATCTGTTACACCCGGATGAATAGTTTTAATAAACATTTTACTGTTTGCCGATCTCATGATGTTTGGCGGAAATACAGTATTTAATTTTGCTCTAGCTTCATCCTTTGCAAATTTTCCGTCAGTATTTTTTGAATAGTCTTCAATATGTGTATATGAGTCTGCCTCAATACCATGATCGTAAATATTTTGGGTAACCTCTTTCTTTACCATATCAAAGGTATATAACATACTCGTATAATGTCCAGTATCTTGTCCCTGAAGCATATCTAGTTGAGTTAAAAATTTTACCTTTTCAACTTTACCAAATGAAGATACCAGGGCAGCAAATGTATTTCTTTCTCCATGAGTTTTGGACATGTAGATATATGATCCACCAAAAGAACCAGCTTCCATTTGAGTAGAAATTAAATTCTCTATGGAAGTAAAATAAAACGAATGTAATGTCTCAAAGAATAAGAATGTTGGAGACTTACTTGTCCCACCAATACTTCTAGTAGCAATATAATTTAAACACTGGAACGGAGTCCAAAAAGCTGGAACAAACGAAACATTTGATTCATGAGGAGTATCACCTACAACCAAAGCCGTCTTATCACCATCTCCAGGAACAATAGTGCTAGTGAAATATCTTGGTTGAGCAATTCGCTCAGTATATATTTTCTCTACCAACTCATCTGTTCTACCTTCAATCTTTTCTGATATAAAAGATACGTTGTCCATGGCAGCTTCAAGAGACATAAACTTTAATATATAAACTTGTTCTTTATCTCCGTTGGTAAGCATTCGGTTCTTTACGCCATAGGTTACAAACGATTTTTGGATTTTAGATACGAAATCTATTCCCTCACTCGCTTGACCTGGAGTGGTACATTCAATAGAAACAATTTCATTTCCCATAATGGGAATTGACGAAATTAAATTTATAGTATCTCTGAGTACAAGATCGCCATGTAATGCATTGCCAAATAAATCTTCGTAGATATTAATTTCAACAACAAAGTTTGTAATATCTGCCGATTGAGAGGCGCCCGTAATCCAAACTTGCTTGATGATTACGTCACCAGCATTTACTAAGCCTCCAATTACTGGACCTGGAGAAGAAGTTTCAGCCATAAATTATCTTACAATTAGTTGATTATATAAAGAAACAAAATCGCTTAAATAAGCAGGATGTAACATTTGGATTTCTCGTTTAGCATTATTTAAATCTTCTTCATATGAATAATTTGATATTGCAGTCTTTACACCATCAGTGTAATCTGCGTCAACAATTACACCCTCATCATTGATATAATGATGTGTTTCATATAAATTTTCTAATCCATCATATTTTAACTTGCAGTATTCAACAAGTTCGCGTTCGCTTTTTGGCCATTCTTCTCGCACATCTATAATATTATTAACAACTAGAATTACCCAATGATAAAACGGATTTTCATAATACTTATGTGCAATTTGTTCTGGCGTAAAATTGTCTGGAATAGTTATTGTTTCTAGTAAAGTATAATCTTTCACACTAGTCTTGGCATAAACTCTACGAAAAATGTCGGTAACTAGTACAAAATTACCGTCAATATTTGCTAGTTGTTTTGGATATGAATTAAAAAGAGACATTAGAATCCTGCCTCCACTCTTTGAGTTGTAAGGGTTTCGAGTTCTGAGAACGATAGTTTTAATGTTGCTTCAGTTGGCATACCATCTGTGCCTTGAAAGAACTGTAGTCCATCTCCACCATATTCAACTTCCATACCTACCAATGCACAGTTTGACATCTTTCTGATAAATGCATTCTCTCTTCCTTTATAATAAAGAACAATCAGAAATTCTGACGGATATACTAAATATAACCCATTATTTTTTGCAGTGGGGTGCATATGAACCGTAAAAGTTTTCAATATTCCATCTGAACCAAAAATCGATTCTGCTTCGGCTCTATTTTTTGGAGCAAATTTATATTCAAATGTGAATGTTCTAAAGTCCATATTTTTAAAGAGTTGCTCTTTATATGGATTTTCAACTTTCTTAGTTCCCGCTTCCATAGCAGCCTGCATTTTTGGTCCACCTAATGCTGCGGCAGCTTTTCGAATTCCATATACGCCTAAATCACCACCGCCTTCCATAATATTAGATAAACTACCAGACATATTTGTATTGCCGGCACCCATTGCGCCAACTAATGCACCAAGATCGGCAGTATCATAATTTGCACTATATTTTTGAGAAATTGAATTGTGTATTCCTAAACAGATGCTTCTTGATCCAAACATTAAGGTATTTGCTTGCTCTTCATCAACAGCCTGGGCAGCAAGAGCGCCAGCAACACCTCCTGCGGCAGTTCCAGCAACAACTTGACCGGCAGCTCTTGCAATACTAGAAACCGCACCAGTAATTTTTCCTGTTGTTTTGCCACCCTTCTGAGTCATAATATCACTCAGCTTCATTCCACCAACGGCTGTTATTGAGGCTTCAAGTCCTTTTTCGGCGCCGGCGGCTGCCATTGCAGCAGTTACATGATTTGGATCCATTCGCATTTGACCAGATTGATCAAACTCTTTAGTGGAGCCTTGAAAGGAAGCAATTCCTTCCGTAGTAGCCCCACGCCTTACGAGAGGAAAGAATGAAATCCAAGCAGGAAATTCGTCATTACCTAACTCAGCAGGATATCTAATAACTCTATTATCTGATGTTGAGGTAAGAGGTCTTTCGCCAATAACATTTGAACGATTAAACTTACCAGTATTTGTATTTGCCATGGGAAATAAATATCCTGATAGAACTTATGATCTTGGATTATTTATATGACATATACAACAGGTACCCTAAGGGGATTCTATAAAGTAGAGAATCCTAAGAAATATCTAGGAAATATTGAAAATGTGGTCTTTAGATCCAGTTGGGAACTAAAGTTTATGAAGTGGTGTGACAGTAATCCAAACATTCTAGAGTGGGGATCTGAAGAACTTGCAATACCGTATATCTCGCCAGTTGATAAAAGGGTGCATAGATATTTCGTAGATTTTTATATGAAGGTTAAAGATAATTCTGGTACGATTAGTAAGTATCTAGTTGAAATAAAACCATCTAAGTTTCTAGTTCCTCCAAAACAACCAAAAAGACAGACCAAACAATTCATCTCAGAGGTCGCAACCTATGCGACAAACCAGGCAAAGTGGAAATTTGCAGAGGAGTTTTGTAAGGATCAGGGCTGGAAATTTATTGTGCTTACAGAAAAAGAACTGGGAATTGTTGCATAAATATAGAAAGCACAACGAGGATTTATGGCCAATACTGTTTTTTCACAATTAAGAACTAATGCGGGAGATAAAGACAGGTCTCTCCAATGGTACATGCGTAATGTAAGGGCAGTTGTTGGCGCAAAACTAAAGCCAGCAGAAACCCTTAAATCAGACATTGGAAAGCTGGTTACAAATATCGATGTGGGATCAATGTATCTTTATTACTATGATCCAAAAACAAAAGATTCTTTACCTTTTTATGATACTTTTCCATTAGTGTTGCCCTTTTCGCCAGCTCCAGGTGGATTTTACGGCATGAATCTACACTATTTACCATATATGCTGAGGGCTAAGGTACTAGGCGAACTATTAAATTATACAGATAAAAACTTAACCGCAACAAGCAAAATCAAGATGTCTTATAATTTTCTTATGGGATTGTCTGTGGCAAATGAAATTAAACCTTGCATCAAGCGATACCTAACGTCTCATGTAAAATCCAGGTTTATGGAAATTAACCCCACAGATTGGAAAGCTACTATATTTTTACCAGTAGAATCGTTTGTTGGAGCAACCAAAGAACAAGTATTCAGACACTCTAGAGGCATGATCTAATGTCCACTCCAGCATTTAATACAGACAATTTTAGATCCGAAATGGCAACTAAAGATTTTGCCAGATCTCATAGATATGAGGTTCAGTTTTTTGCGCCTAGAATTGTGCAGACCGGAACAGAAGTCTTTAGACAATTCTCGTTATTTACCGAAGATGCGTTGATTCCAGGAACACTCTTAGGAACAAAACCAATTCGACTAAACAACATGAATTATCAGAGAGCAACAGCCATTGATTTTAACGGCGACTCTATTAGTTTTGGATTTGTTGTTGATTCCACCTGGTTGGTAAAAAATGTTTTTACAGATTGGATGGAAAAAATCGTAAATCCAATTGATAGAGAAGTTGCTTTTCCGGAAGACTACTATTCAGAAATCTTAATACATGCTCTGGATCAGAGTGATAATATTTTAGCGACTTGGAAACTATATGATGCATTTCCTAGATCAGTTGCACCCGTGCAAGTATCTTATGGAAATACTCAGATTGTGAGACTACCCGTGACTTTCACGTTTAGAAAGTGGACATTAGAATTTACAGCAAATGATCATGACTAGAGGATAATATAACATGGCTTTACCTACATTAAATACCCCAACCTTTAAAGTTCCTGTATATTCACAGAACAAAAAGGAATACGATTTTAGACCATTCTTAGTACGAGAAGAAAAAATTCTTCTAATGGCACAAGAGTCTGGTAATCCTAACGAGATGATTGAATCGATGCAGAATGCTATTACGTCATGCTCGGATGGCAAGGTAGACGGACATAAGTTGCCGTTTTTTGATTTGCAGAACATCTTCATTCAATTGAGAATCAATTCAATTGGTGCAGTAACAGATTTTGAGTTGATTTGTGGCGAATGCTCTAATCACACGCCAATAAAGTTGGATCTAAAAGAATTACAGTTAAAATTTGCGGAAGATCATAGCAATAAAGTTGCACTAACTCCAGAAGTTGGAGTTATTATGAATTATCCAACAGCAAAAATTTTAACAGATACTACCACGCCAGCATTTGATATTGTTGTGGATTGTGTGGACAAAATCTATAGCGGCGATGAAGTGTATGATGCTAAGGAAGAGGGTAGAGAAGAAGTTGTTAAATTTATTGAAAGTTTAACCAAAGAACAATTTGATATGATTATTAAGTTCTTCGAAACTACGCCTAGAATTGAAAAAGTAGTAGAATATACTTGTGGAAAATGTAATACAGATAACGTAGTTTTAATTGACGGTATTGAAAATTTTTTCGAATAGCCCTTTCTCATGATAACTTGATGAATTATTATAAGACCAACTTTGTTCTAATGCAAGAACACAAATATAGTTTGACAGAACTTGAAAATATGATGCCATGGGAAAGGGAAGTTTATGTGGGATTGCTTATGCAACACTTACACAAAAAAGCAGAAGATGCTAAAAAGTTAAATAGGTAATAAAAATGGCAGATGAACAAGTAGCCAAGAGTAATCTGGAAAAAGCAGCACAAAAGGCAAATCCTTTTGGAAAATCTGTTGCTCCAGAACAAAGACAGGAACAAATCAAGCGCGTAGAACATGCGACTGATATTAGGTCCATTGGTCTAACTGGCAATAAGGCACAAATTTCTGTCGCAAAAGATATGACGGCTGCACTGAAGGATACTGGTGCGGAATTTATTAAGGATTTAACTGAAGAAAATCAGAAACTTATTAAAGATATGGTTACCCAAATTGGTGGCCTATCTTCAAAATCAGCAAAGCAACAAGAAAAGTTTCTAGATAAAATTCTAGAAATGTCTGAAAAACTTATCGAAGAAGGTAAGAAGTCGGGTAATGAGAAATTACAAAAATTAGGCGAAAAGACAAATAAGTCCGCTGACCAAGAGAGAGCGCGACTAAAAGGAATGAATCTTCGCGGATCAGATGATAATAAAACAAACCGCGCGGCTAGAGATTTGTTTGACGTTGATATGGAATCAAAGCTCAAGACAAATCCAAAAGATAACACAAAAGAATTATATAATACAGAAAAGTGGCAAGAAAGAAAATTAAAAGAACGCGGTATCGAAGCCCAAGGAATTGGCTGGAAAAAGAAAGATGCCGAGGGTAAGTTTAGAAATCTTACCAAAGATCAGTTGCGCGAAGAAGTTAAAGATGTAAACAATAATACGATTGAAGGTAAAGTTAGGGGCGTAGCTAAGGTTGGATTTCAATCAACCAAGAATGTTCTAAAGGCTGCTGGTGGTGGATTTGTTCGTGGTCTTGCAGAACCTTTTGGATTTAAAGGAATAACCAATAGTTTAGATCAGAATAAACTTACAGATGAACAAAAACGAGACATCGATGCCGCTGAGAAGGATAATCCCGACTTACCTCAAGGAAAAATAAAACAAAGCGCGCCAGAAGATACTGGTGTAATTAGTAGCTTTGGTGAACAGGCTATTTCTCAGTTAAAAACTCTGTTGGAAGATTTAACCAAAAAGGAACAGCCAGAGACTAAAAAACCAGAAGAAAAACCAACTTCAAAGATTGTAGATAAAGATGGAAAACCTTTCGCATCTACGATTGCAGCTAAACCAACACAAACTGTTGAGGCTGAAGCCGACAAGTCAGCCAGCGAAACACAAGAAGAAGCAGCTGGCATTGCGGCTGATCCAAAAATTAAACTTCAAGAAGAAGCTAATAATAAACTAGATGAAATCATTAGTCTTCTGAAGCAACAATCTGAAGGTGACGCAAAGGGTCAAGCATCAGATTCGGGTTCAAATGATGATACTTCATCTGGTGGTCCAAGTTTTGATCCTACCGATCTAATTCCGGACAGAGATAACAGAAGACCCGGTAAGCGCCCAAGATCATTAAGAGGTCGCGCAAGACTTGCTAGAATGAAAGTTAGGGGTGCATTTAGATCAACTGGAAGATTTTTAGGTAACATAGGTAAAGGAATTCTCAATGTCGGTTCGCGAGTATTGGGAATGGGTGGTGGTGGTGCCGCTGTCGCACAAGGTGCAGCCACTGCCGCAGAAGGAATTGCGGGAGCCACAGACGCGGCGCAAGTTGCATCTAAAGGTGCGTCAGTAGCAGAAGGTGCGTCTACAGCAACACAAGTTGCATCTAAGGGTGCGTCAGTAGCAGAAGGT